AAATAAAGATTTAAAAAGAAAAATAATTGATTTAAGTTATAACCATAAACTCTCTCATATTGGCAGTTGTCTTACTGCAGTAGACATTATTAAGGATATTTATGATAAAAAGAAACAAGACGAGAAATTTATTCTATCAAACGGACACGCAGGAATAGCTCTTTATGTCGTACTGGAGAACTACTGGAAAGAAAACGGAAGAAATATCGATGCCCAATATATGCTGGAAACACAAGGAATTCACCCTGATAAAACACAGGCTAATGAGTACATAGATTGCTCAACAGGAAGTCTTGGTAACGGAATTGGTATTGCCGTTGGTATGGCATTGGCTGATAGACCAAAAAATGTCTGGTGCATGATTTCAGATGGGGAACTTGGGGAAGGTAGTGTACACGAAGCACTAAGAGTTGCTGATGAACAAAAACTTACAAACTTAAATGTTTATGTAAATTGGAACGGTTGGGCAGGATATAGAAATACGGATAAATATTATTGTCCTATTTCAAGTTATGTAAATATTTATGAGACTAGAACTGATGTAAACTATCTTCCTTTTCTTGAAGGGTTAGAAGGACATTATCGTGTACTAAGTGAAGATGATTATAAAATTGCTATGGAAATATTAAAATGACCCCTATAGAAAGACTACAAAACTATAAGATACATGACTCAATGCGTGGATATTTTGGTTATGAACTTTATAAAAAGATGATGGTTAATAATGATATTTGGATTATAACTGCCGATCTTGGCTATGGAATGTTTGATCCACACAAAGAAGATTTTTCTGATAGGTTTATTAACGTCGGCGCAGCAGAACAAACAACCATGAATATAGCAATAGGCTTAGCATTATCTGGTAAAATTCCATTTGTTTATTCTATAACACCGTTTCTACTTTGGAGAGCAGCAGAACAAATCAGACTTTATGTAGACCATGAGAATATTCCTGTAAAACTAATAGGAAGTGGTAGGGACGATGATTATAAACATGATGGATTTAGTCATAATGCGGAAGATGCACAAAAAATATTAACTGTTTTTGATAACATTATAGAATACTGGCCTGAAGACAAAGTGGAGATGGCAAGAGTTATAAATGAAATGACAGAAAATCTAAGACCTAGTTTTTTGAGTTTGAAAAGATGAGAACCCATCAAATAATTCATTTTGTGGGCAACCAAAAAAGAACTTTATTTGATATTGTTGGAGTGAAGGATAATGAGTTTACACAACTTAAACTTGCTGATGGGAGAAAGGTTTTAATAAATAAGCAAAATGTACTTATGATAGAAGTTTTTAGTCACAATGATAAAATAGCAATGAAAACATGGGGAGAGATGTTTAGAATTTATAGTGCTAATGAGGATAATAATAAATAATTGAGAGTGTGGGATAAATATGATCCAAACCAAACCTATCATGTTATTCGTAAAGAGAACCATAACATAGGGCAGACAAAAGTTCATACCGGAACTGTTTTATCCCACACTTTTAGAAATTTATGAAATCAATTAGTACGCATGATACTTATGAAGCTAGTTTTTATCTACTTTACGGCGGTAAACTTGAAAAGGTAAGAAAGATTAGACTAAATGAGAACAGAGCAAAGAAGAAAGGGTTTATTGACCAGTGGATAATAACGGTAGATAATATACCCGAATGGTTAATTGATACCTGGAGAACTCGTAATGCTTATGGGAACATTACAATGTTTGTAGATGTCCGCAATAAGTTGAAACGAGATATAAAACGTGAATTCACAGCCTGATGTTATTGCCCCCGCTCAAAAAAAATTAACTAAAAAACAGAGAAAGTGGATAAAGGTATATAGGCAAACATTAAATGCAACTGAAGCAGCCATGCAAGCTTATGATTGTAAGAACAGAGATGTTGCTAAACAAATAGGGTCTGAGAACATTGCCAAACTTGACTGGTTTGACTTATTAAACTATTCAGGGCTGGATGATGAAACATTAGTGAAAGCGAATGTAGAAGGTTTAAAAGCTACACGACCAGTTCTTGATCCTACAACTAATACTTTACAGGCTGTAGCTGATTATAGTGTAAGACACAAATATTTAGAAACAGCATTAAAATTAAAAAACAAGTTACAAGATACGCAAAAAGTAGAACTTACCGGTAAAGACGGCGAACCATTAAAATTAGAAATGTTACTTGGCATAGGATTTCTCAATAAACCTGACAATGACCAGAACAATCCAGTTTCCTGATCCTAAAAGAATGATGCCCCATCAACAAGAGGTATTGTGGCTTGATGCGCATAGATTTAAGGTTTTAATCTGGCATCGTAGAGCGAGAAAAACTACAACAGCTATAAATGAACTTGTTAAACAGGCTCATGTAACACCCGGCCCCTATTGGCATTTGTTCCCAACATATAGAGAAGCAAAGGATGCGGTATGGCGTGATCCCAGGATGCTTTTTAGCATAATACCGGAAGAACTTATTGCAAAAAAAAATGAATCAGAGCTTATAGTTTACTTTAAAAACGGGGCATATATACAACTAATAGGTACTGATAGTCCCGATAGGTTAAGAGGTGCAGGGCCACTTGGATGTGTATTTGACGAATATGACACAATGCACGATGATGCATGGCCAGTTGTAGAACCTATATTGCGTGCTAACGGCGGATGGGCATGGTTTGTGGGTACTCCAAAGGGTAAAACTAAGCTATTTGAAGCATATCAACGTGGGCAGATGGAAAACAAGGAGTGGAAATCATGGCTTCTAAAGGCATCGTTGTCAGGTATTATTCCACAATCCCAGCTTGACGAGTCAAGAAAAACAATGCCGCAATCCCTTTATAATCAGGAGTGGGAATGTGAGTTTTTAGAAGGCGAAGGATCGGTATTTAGAAACGTCAGGGAAGTATGTACCGCAGTACCACAGCCAGTTAAACCTAGCCATTACTATGTTATGGGTGTTGATCTTGCAAAAGTACAGGATTTTACAGTTATTACAATTTATGATAGGTCTGACAACCGTCAGGTTTTTCAGGATAGATTCCAAACTTTAGAGTGGCCTTTTCAAAAGAAAAAAATTATGGAAATATCCCGTCTTTATAACAGAGCATTAATCGTTTTAGATGCTACCGGCATTGGTGATCCTATAGCAGATGATTTACTTCGAGCCGGAATGCCCGTTGAACCATTTAAAATAACAAATGAGTCTAAGAAAGAACTTATCGAGAAACTGTCCATATGGATTGAACAAAAGAAGTTTGCAATGATAAACACAAAAGAAACTCTTTATGAGTTTGATAATTTTAGCTATGATATATCAAGCAGTGGTAGAATTACTTACGGTGCAAGAGAAGGATTTAATGATGATATTGTTATATCCCAAGCATTGTCGGTATGGGCATTACAACCTATACTGCCAAAGGAAGTAATAAAAGAACCAACTGTTATTCAAATTGAAAAGCAGAAACTTGTAAGAAGAATACAACAAGAGGAAGATGATTATAATGAATATCAATGAACTACAAGAAGTACAAAGCATTGTAAGTAAAACTTATACTCATGAGGAACTTCATGAGGCCTTAATGTTTATACAGGATTTGCTTGAAAGAAGTATGATTGATTTCTTCTTATTGGGGGACACTGCAAAAGCTATAGTTTCAACGGATCTTCCAAAGTTTAACATGGACAAAATTCATATAGGAGTTACAAAAAACCATTATAATACTCCAGGAAAATCAATACTTAACACACTTTTAGACGAATGGCATGTTCCCAAAGTTGAAACTGAGAGAGGGTTAAGTTTAGATTATAAGGGGCTTCCTATTGAGGTAGATATAATACAAAATGATTACTTCTTTTTTAGTAATCCTGATGTAAGATTTTATACAATAACAGAGTTTAGAGTACCAAATCCGATGAATGCCTATCTGTCATATTTAGAAAGGTTTAATGACGTTAAGTGAAATAATATCAGCAATTATTGTAATAGCACTTCTTATTGAAAGGCATTTGTACTCAAAGGAAATGAATAAACAGTTAATTGAGTTATCTAAGCTTGTGAAAGCTAAGGATTCTATTGAATATGCAACAGCTAAAAGTATAGTTGAACAGCTTGAAAAGTCTGACAACAATCAGAGTAAATTAGAGTTCGTGCCTTATGAGTCCATATCTGATGAAGAATTTTTTGATAATATTAAAAAGCAACTAAATCCAAATGCCTGACAGAAATAAATACATACCAACTCAATATATAGCAGATGAGGTTTCAAAATACTATTCGATGTTTGACAACCAAAGAAAAGGGTTTGAGAGGCGTTGGTTTGAAAATAACTTTTTTGACGATGGTTACCATTTTAGATATGTTTCAAGACAAACGGGTAAAATAATTGATCAATCTGAACTATCAAAAGAACTGCCGGTACGGTCAATTCCAAAAGCTAGCAGACAAATAAGGGGTGTTGCTAATCTACTTACAAGCATAGACCCCATTGCGGTAGTTTATCCAGAGAAGGTAACAAAGTATAACTACGCAAACCCCCAAGATTATATGAACGCTGTAAAAGTATCAAAAGAGCTGGCCAAAAAGTCCGGGCATTATATAATGGAAGAATTTAAAAAGCAGGAATTAAAGCAAAAACTTATTCAAATGCTAATCTTATCGGCCAAACACTACATTTCATTTTTAGAGGTATGGCCTGACCCTGTTGATGAAAAGATAAATACGGGAGTATTTGATGCTTTTGAGGTCTACTTATCAGCAAGTGTAACAGAAATTTATGATAGCCCGGCAATAATAAAAGCAGCTCCAGAGCTTATTGAAAAGATAAAAGCTAATGAACTTTTTGATTCAGCGGCAACGGAAAGAGTTATACCTGATAATAAGTTTGCGTCTAGTGAAACAAAACAGGCGTATATGGCAACAAGATTCAACGCAAGACAAGGACAGGAGTCAGCAGCAACATCAATATTAAAAGAAGCATTCATCAAAGAGTATTTAAATGATGAGAATTATGAAGAATGCAAAATGTTGTCTGAAAGAACAGGAGCTATGGAAGGGAAGAAAAAAGGCGATGTTCTTATTAGACATTGTTACGAAGCCAGTGGTGAAAAATTACTTGATGAATATGTAGATTTAGATGAATATCCTTTCATTGATTTCAGATACGAACCCGGCCCTGTTTACGGGACACCATTAATTGAGAGGTTTATACCACAAAACAAAAGTTTAGACATTGCAGCCTCTCGTGTTGAAAGATGGATGAATACGATGGTTGTTGGTACATGGCTTACTCGTGAAGGTGAGGATTTGCAAGTAACAAATATTTCCGGTGGTCAAAAAGTGTCTTTTAAACAAACACCCCCTGTGCAGGGACAAATTGCGTCATTGCCTCCCACAGTGTTTGATTTCATGGGACTTATGGAAAAACTTATTGAAGAACAGGGTGCGTCAACAACAGCATTAAATAAACTTCCGACAGGAGTTAAAAGCGGTGTTGCTATAGAATCTGTAAAAGCTACAGAATATGATAATTTAAGAATAGCAACAGATATGTTTAAGCTGACAACAAAAAGAATTGCGGAAAGAATGCTTGATGTTGTTGATAGGCATTTTCTAAACCCGCAGACTGTTTATTATCTTGAACAGGGAGAACCGCAATATTTTGATATTATAGGTCAACGTGGAGTTAATTTTAGAAAACAAAATAATATACCAGTAAGAGAAGATGTTGTCCCAATTAAAAAAGATTATTACGTTGATATTCAGATTGAATCGGGCATGGGTTATACAATGGAAGGTAAAAAAGAAACTGTACAACAGATAATTACATTTATGGTACAGCTTGCAGAAAAGGGGTTATTAACAACTGATGCTATAGCACTTGTTGTTAGAAAAGCGTTAGAAGCATATCAGTTTGGTTCCACAGAGGAATTTATGGATGCAATGAAGACAGGGGTACAATCAGCACCATTAACAGAAGATCAGATTACACAAATGAAAGTTGCTATGCTTGAAGCTATGAAAGATGCGGGAGTTGTTGGGCCTGATGCTGATCAGAAACTTGTTGATAGTACAAAAGTAGGAACTGTTGAGGCACTGCGTGATACTGGAATGTTAAATAAACCACAGGAGAACTTAGACAAAGAACCAAGTAAATCAATTTCATTTAAAGACCTTCCGCCAGAAGGAAAACAACAACTGGCAGCCCAAGCTGGCATTCAACTTGATCCGAATCAGATAAGGCATGATGAACTTGATAATAAAATTATAGATAATTCATTAAAAGGAGGTCAAAATGCCCCTAACCAAAACAGGTAAAAAAGTAATGCACGAGATGACAAGAGAGTATGGAGAAAGAAAAGGTAAAGAAATCTTCTATGCCAAAATGAACAAAGACCCCGAAATGACAAAAAAATGGCATATGAAATCAAAAGAGCATTCAAAAGAGGCTTTGGATATGGCTATGATGAAGATAAAGAAATAACTATGACATACAAAGATTTAAAAGAAGTAGCAAGAAGTTTAGTGATAGAGAAAGCTAGAAATCTTATGACACAACCTAATCAAAGTATGGGCAGTTCTCCCGAAGATTTAAATATAGAACTTGCAAGGGCGACATCAGGGAGATATCCAATACAGACAAAACAAGGTTCTAATACCAATTCTTTAATGCAGGGACTACAACTTATGGGGCTTGCAGGAACAGGAAGTAGAAATCCAGCAGTAACGGAAGCATATAATCGTATAAAATCCCGACAGGGAGACTCACAAGATAGAGAGTTACTAAACAAAGTGGCGATGGATGAATTAATTAAATCTGCACAGTTTACTGGTGGTGTAAGACAAGTTCCTAATATTGGTAAAGCATTATTAATGTTAAAATCAGGCCAAGCTATCTATGACTCGGCTTCAAAAATTGTAAAGACTAAGGATATTGCAGGAAATTATATCAATTTGGGGAGATTGGCTAAAAACATTGCTGAAACAGCATTTAAGTATAAGTAATTGACAGTAGTTAATTGATAACATAATATTTGTCTAACAGACAAAAGGGCTGTTCATAAGTAGATTTTAAGAGGCTACGCATTAAAGGCGTAGCTATTTTTGTTTATAGAACATTCCCAGTAAGGGAGATGTCTATCGAAAGAAGGTGAAAATAAAGTGAATGATTTAAACCAGGATGATTTAAGTAAGGCATTAGGAACTAACGATGATAATCAGGATAGCAGTCAAAATCAGTCAAGTACAGATGACAATAGTCAAAAAATTAAAGTTGGGGATGCAGAATATACGCAGGAAGAAATCAACTCTATGGTTGGGGTTGCAAAGCAGGTTTCAGAAACCGAAAAAAGATACAACACAAGGCTTGATAGAGTCTGGCCCGAATACGGAAGAAGCCAACAAAGAATAAAGGAATTGGAAACAGAACTCGAAAGTGCTAGAAAACCAAAAGTTGAAGTACCTGCGGATGAAGCACAACAGATAGAGGAAGCCAAAAGAGCTGCAAAAAAGTTAGGAATACTGACAAAAGATGATCTTACAGAGCTTGGGATAGTAACAAGAAACGATTTTGATAACTATTATAGGGTACAAAGAGAAACGGAAAGAATACTTGATGAAGCGGGCGATCTTGAAAAGGAAATAGATGGCAATGATGGAAGGCCGCCGTTTAAGAAAGAAGAAATACTTGAGTATATGCAGGAGACTGGGGTAAGAAACATGGAAGTAGCTTATAAGTTAAAGTACGAAACACAACTTGATGCTTGGAAAGACAGTAAACTTGGAAGTGCTAAAAAGGCGGGGATTAATACCATGCAATCACAAGGTTCGGGGTCAGGTAACAAAAAACCTGCCGATATTAAGATAACAAAGGACAATTTAAATGCTTTAGTACAGGAAGCACTAGAAGGAAAGATATAAATGATAACTTTGAAGGGAGGTGACTATTAAATGGCAGATGTTTCTTTAGCTAATGTATCTAATGCCCTGCAAAAGGTAATACTACCTTATATACAGGACAACTTTCCCAAACAGAAACCACTATTAGATCAATTAAAAAGAAATGCGGATGTTACCTTCTTTAATGATAACTTCTATGCTCCGGTTAGAACTGGTAGGCATGGGGGTATCACAAACTTGGCAACTGATGCGGGTTCTTTGGTAAGCAGCAATGCTTCAATTGGTCAGGCTTCTGTAGGGTATAAAGTTTTAACGGGTACTTTCAAGATCACCAAAGCAGTTTTGGATGCAACTAAAACCACGAAGGGTGCAGTGGAAAACCAACTGACCTTTCAAGCCAATTCTCTTATGGATGACTTTGCAAAGGATGTAAACCGTCAGCTGTATAGTGATGGCTTGGGTGTTGTAGGACAGGTTTTAGGTTCTGTTGGTGCAGGTACTGCATCTTTAACACAACCTGATTCCAGCCTTGATGATGGTAGAGGTACAGCCGAGAGATTTGGTTCTATAAACGGTGATATAGCAGTAAATAAATATATTCAAATTGGAAATATACTTGGTATAGGTACTGCTGCAGCTGATGTTGGAACTGTTACCTCTGTGGGTGGAACTTCTATTGTAATGACAGGCGCACCTGCAATCGTAGCCAATGACACTATATACAGACTTGATGGAGATGCCGCAGGAGCTGGTACTTCTGAAGTAGGTGGACTTATGGATGCGTTATCCATTCTCACCTCTGGAACTTATGCCGGAATTGCAAACAGCACTTTCGGATGGAGTCCGCAGCTTGGTACAAGTTCAGCAGCATTAACCCTTTCCGAAATGGAAAGCAACTACTTAGCCGGTCTTGAGTATGCGCAGTCTGGTGACAAATACGCAATCTTTGTCAACAAAACCTTGTATAAAAAGTATGGTGACATACTAACTTCTATGAGAAGAACCGTTGATACGAAGAAATTACTAGGCGGATGGAGTGGTTTAGCTTTTGAAGTAGGAGCAGGTGAAGTTGGGGTTTTCTTGGATTATGATGTTCCTGATGGAGAAGTCTATATCTTAAACTTGGACTCGTTTACCATATGTCAAATTTCTGACATGGGTTGGGCGGAAGACCCAAGTGGTGGAGCGTTGATAAGATCGAGAGGCACTTTACTTTACGAAGCTACTATGCACTGGTTTATGAACCTGTTGTGTAGAGCACCAGCTGCTAATGCAAGGTTGGTTCGAAAAACAGCCTGATGGTTTTACGTTGCTGTTTCCATAGCTGGATTAAAAAACAGCAACATTATAAGGATATGGGTATAAAGTGTGTTCAACTCACACAGTCCTTGCAATTATATGGAACTAATAGATAATCAAAAAAGGGATTATGACAAATATTATGTGAAAAAACCAAAAGAGTTTTCTCCTGAAAGAAATAGGGCAATTATTGACCAAACTATAAGGGAATATGAAGAAACATTAGAGAAAAGGAGAATGGAACAGCAGGAAAATCTTGCTGAGAGAATTGATGCGGCAGCAAGTTATATCATGTATTTAGAAAAGGGCGGGGGAAGCCCTGCCGAAAAGTATTTTGGAAAAAAAGAACTGGCAAGATTACAAGGGAGAAGGATATTACAAAAATATATAGATATTACGGGACTTGATAACAAACTGATTTCTTTTGAGGAGATTGATTATTAAATTTTGAAAGGTGGTGATTATTAATGCCTGGATTAAAAAAATACTTTCCTGATGTTAGGTTTGGTGCGAACAAGGTTACACCAGATGAAATTGACTGGAGAATTAGATACACAGTTACAAAGCCTTCGGCTGGTACAGCAGGTGTTGGAACACTGGCTGCTGGAACTGTTGCGGGTACTTTGGATTTACTTTCAACACAAAATGATTATCCCAGAAACTTGTTATATACAGTTGTAGGGCCGTCTGGTGGCGTTGGTGGTACATTTGCGGTTACGGGTACAGATCAGTTTGGGGTGTCAAAGACTGAAAGTTTAACTATCGCATCTGCTAATGCCGGTGGTACTGCCGCTGGAACACAGATTTTTGATACTGTTTCCACGATAACTTACAACCCTAATGGTGTGGATAACACATCTACAACTACAGTAGGTTATGCAATCGGTACGGCTTCTGGACTTGTGGGCAAGTTAGGGCTACCTGTAAAGATAAAAGCAGTTGGTGATGTAAAGCGACTTACATGGATTAAAAACGGAACTTACACACCTATACAAGCTGGTACTATCGGAACTTTGGTTGTGGATACTACAAATCATGCGTTTCGTGGTACAGCTGTAATGGCTGCGACTGATGAGTGGGTAGTTGAAATAAGACCAACATATAATTACGAGAATGATACAAATACAGTTTAAAGGTATTGATTATACTTTTAGTTATTGATACGATTAAACTACAAAGTGTCAACTCATGTTCTGTCATCCAGGGGGCAGAATGCCTTGTTTAATCGCCCTGGTGATTGAGCAAGGCATTCTGTTTTTATGCAGGGAATATTCTTTAACGATTTTAATAACGCCTATATACCAGAAATTCTAAAAGAATTGTATCGTGATAAAGTCTATGCAGAGTATATTGAAAGACATGGAAGAAAAGATTTAGAGATTATTGACTGTGGAGGAAACGTGGGACTTTTTACTTACTACGTATACCCCTATGCTAAAAGAATTTATACAATAGAACCTTCAAAACAGCATTTAGATGTATTAAATTACATGCTTGAGTTTAATAAAATGACCGATAAAGTAACTGTTATACCAAAAGCTTTAGCAAATGAAAACGGAAATCTAAAGTTTTATCATAATACAAACACCACAATGTTTTCATTAAAGGAGAATGTTAATAATAAACCTGATGAGATTGAAGAAGTTGAAGCAATTACTGTGGATACGTTATTTACTCAATATAATGTAAAGCATATTGATTTTCTAAAGCTTGATGTAGAAGGGTCGGAAAGTGAGATAATTGGTGGAAATGGATTTGAACAGGTTGCGGATAAGATAGATAGTCTTGTGGTCGAGTATCATGCTTGGAGTAATACAAACCCCAATCAACTTGTAAACACTTTGAGAGATTATGGGTTTGATGTTAAGAAAATACCAACTCAAGCGGTTTTGTTTGGAGCCAAAAGAAAATGATTGCTGATTACAAAAGTTATAAAATACATTGTTTCGATGACAGATTTGTTAAAGAGGTTTTAATTAATGAGGAGTATAGGTTTTCTAAAGAAGGTAAAACTATTATAGATATTGGTGCAAATGTTGGTACTTATAGTATATATGCTTATGATAATGCTGAAATAATCTATGCTATCGAGCCTTCTGAGATTGAGTATGGGTATCTGGTAAGAAATGTTGAGGTGAATAATTTAGGAAAGATTAAAACTTTTAATATAGCGTTGGGTAAAGAAAATGGCAGACAAAACCTTTATATAGCACATGGCAATGGCTCCGGTTCATTTTATGATGAAGGTAATGGTGCCTTTCAACCCGAATCGGTGGAAGTAAAGACATTAGCAACTTTTATGTTAGAAAATAACATCGAGTACGTTGATTTAATGAAAGTGGATGTGGAAAAAGCCGAAACAGATATATTCTCTGCAGATGACTTTAAAGAGGTGAGTAATAAGATAGCTTTTATATTTGGAGAGAAACACGGCAATGACAACCAGTTAGAAGATATATTATCAAAGCATAACTTTGATGTACAGTTTATTGCTAACCACTTTATAGCAAGAAAAGTCTGGGGAGTGGAATGAAACAACCAAGAGTTGCATTTACCATAGCCGATGAAAAGAATATGCCAATGGCTAAAAAACTTCTGAATAACATAAGAAAGTTCCACAGTGAAGAAGAACTGCCATTTATTATTATTGATGATGAAAAGATTAAAACTTACAACGATCCGACATTCTTTTATCGTGCGACCCCTCTTATTGCCAGTGAGTTAATAAAAGATTATGAACTTGTTTTGAAGTTAGATTGTGATCAACTGGTGTTCTCTGGTATTTCTCATATTTGGGAACATGATGATTATGATGTTGGTACTGTACTTAACATAAACAGAGTTGATCCCGCAAAGTTTGGTTATGTGACTACTTTTGTTATCGACCCGCAGGAATATTTTAATTGTGGACTTGTTGCAATGAAAAGCGAAAGATTTATAGATAAGTGGCTGGAACTTTGCTATTCAAAGTATTTTGATAGGCTACAATATAGAGAGCAGGATTTATTAAACGTACTCTGTTATTTTGGTGATTTTAAAGTTAAATGTTTCGATAGGTATGACGTGTTACACGATATATCATCATGGTGGGGACTTATTGCAAAGGGGGAAGGGATGAGAATGGAGAAGGTAACGGGCGGTGTGAAACTTTCAAAGGGTGTTGATAACTATCCTGACCGTGATGTTGATGTAAAGCTATATCATTTTGCAGGTGGTGGACACGAACCAAAGAACCACAGGATATTATTCAATGAAGAAATAATAAGTTATATAGACTGGTTACAATCAGATGATAACTCCAAGTAAAAAACTACGAATACTATTTAATACTAACGCTATATGGTCGCCAAGTGGCTATAGTCAGCAAGCAAGACAATTTATACCTCTTATTAGGCGTGAGGGTTATCCAACAGCAATTTCTAACTTCTATGGACAAGAGGGCGGGATATTTGAACTTGATGGAATTATGATGTATCCAAAGATTGCAAACCCGTGGGGAGAAGATGCGATGATAGAACACTCAAAACACTTTAACGCTGATGTTATCATCTCTTTGCAAGATGTATGGGTACTTAACATGGATGCGTTAAAAGCATTAAATCAAATGGGTAAGAAATGGATAACACTTTTACCTGTTGATCATGAACCTATACCCCCAGCTGTACTTGATAGGGTTAAAATGGCATATAGGGTTTTATCTATGTCGCCGTATGGATACAGAGAGTTAAAAAGAGTTGGTATTAACTCAACTTATATGCCACATACTGTTCCAACAGAGCATTTTAGAAAATACGATAGAGTGCAAATGCGTAAAGAACTGGGGCTTCCTGAAGATATATTTTTATTTGGAATGGTCGCCGCTAATAAAGATCATCCGCCACGAAAAGGATTTCAACACGTTTTAGATGCCTTTAACTTATTCCAAATAGAACATCCCAAATCCGGTATTTATTTTCATGTTAATGTAAAACAACAGGGGGGTTTTCAGATAGAGGAGTATGCTAAAAATCTGGGTTTTGCAGATAAACTGTATTCAACACCGCCTTACAAGCTTTTATATGATGTACCGCCCGAAGATATGGCCAAGATTTATTCAGCTTTTGATTGTTTACTAGCTCCTTCCACTAATGAGGGGTTTGGAATACCCGTAATTGAAGCACAAAGCTGTGAAGTTCCTGTTATAACGACGGACTGGACTTCCATGAGGGATTTGGTGATTGATGGTGAAACAGGTTTTAAGGTAAAAAATGGGTTTAAAAGGTTTGATCAACTAGGTTCTTATGTGCTGGAAGTTGACTATAAAGAATTATATGATCGTATGGAAGATGTTTTTGATACTGACAGGGATAAAATGGGGAAAGAAGGAAGAAGATTTATACTTGATAATTTTGACTTAAAGTTTGTGTTTGAAACTAAATGGAAACCGTTTTTAGAAATGCTTGAAAAAGAAATCTATTTAGACGATAATAAGAAGTAGTTTATAAAATTCGGCTTATCCAGGTAAAAGCTTTAAAAAATGGTTAATTCAGCAAGTCAATCTGAGTATAGACATATTATTGGTACAGCTGCTGGTACTACTGTTCTTCTTGATAGAAATGGCGGATTTGAACGAGTAATACTTAATAAAAACCAAACAGGAACCGTAACTTTTTATGATGTGGCCACTGCCGCCGGCAGTACCGCTGCTAATCTCATAACTGTTATGAATAATAATGTAGGATCAATTCCTACAGGTGTAGAACTGGGATGTAGAGTAAAATATGGTCTTGTAGCAGTAGTGGGTGGTACGACTGATTTTACAGTTGTTTTTAACTAAAAGGAGTACAAATTGTCTTCAAGTTATCCTGGGACTATACAATCAGTAACTGATTACGCAGGGACAGTAACTCTTGCTAATGCAGATCACGCAAATTGGCATGCTACAACATCAGATACTGTGGAAGCAATAGAGACTGTACTTGGTACAACTGCAGGAACTTCAGTATTAAAAAACTTTGCTGCAGGAGATTTTCCTGCAAGAATAAACTCGTCAAACGTATTACAGCAAGCACTGCAAGGGACTATAAATACTTCAACTTTAGGTACTCCAACAGTAATACTTGGCTCTGACGCAACAGGTGATTTACACTACAGGTCTGCAGGTGGGACTATGACAAGGCTTGGGGTTGGTAGTAATGGACAGTATTTGACAACAAATGGTACAACACCATCGTGGGGAAGTGTGAGTACAGATTATCAAAGTGGTACACAAATTTATGCCACTGACGGTGGTGCAAACGATACCTATGCCATTACTTTATCTCCTGTTCCTGGTTCTTTAACAACGGGGATGGTGGTACATTTTAAAGCAAATACAGTAAATACAGGTTCAGCAAGTTTAAATGTAAACTCTCTTGGCGAAAAGCCAATTTATAAAAGTCAGAATAAACTACTTGATACAGGAGATATAAAAGCGAACCAACTTACATCAGTTATATATGATGGTACAAACTTTCAGCTTTTAGGAATGTCTGGTAAAAGAATTGAAGCTGGTCGTGGCACGAGTGATGGTAGTGGCGATGTGTCTGTAACATTCACACAAGCGTTTTCTGCAGCACCTAATCTTGTTGTAATGGCTGCACCAGCTGGTGGCACACCTTGTTATGCAAACATTTCAGCAGCTATTACTACATCAGGAGTTTCAATAAGAACTTATGGTTCCGTTGGTGCTCTTTTAGGTACGGTGCCTGTTGAATGGATGGCATTTGGATATTAACTTATGGCAATAGAAGTAATAAAAGTAACAGATGGCACACAAACACCTATAGGTTTTGATCAGGTCGGCACTGTCTATGAACAGGTGATAAAACTTGATATAAGTGCAGATGGTGCGGCTTCAGCAATTTTATATGATGGCAAAGTACAGGGTGGAACAATAAATGCAGCAACGGTTGCTGGTGGTTCTATTGCTGTAACTGCGGGTACTGTAAATGTTACAGCTTTTGGTGCAGACATACCAGGTGGCACAATCGATTTAGTAACCCGTGTAGGAAATGTTGGAACATTGGAAGTGGGTACAATTTCAATTTTACCTAACATACCGGGAGGGACTTTAGGTCTTATTACAAGGGTAGGGAATCTCGGTACTGTAGAATCAGGTACTCTAACAAGTGTTGGTTCAGTAAGTGGTGTTGGTGGAACTGTAATGGTTGATATTGTGGCTGGTGATATCGTTGCTTCACTAGGTACTATAAATTCAGGAACAATTACAAGGGTTGAACAGGGTTCTATTAATGTTACTGCAGCAACTATTACAGCTGGTTCTATTAGGGTTACAGTAGGTACAACTGGTGGTGCTGTAGCATCAGGTGCTGCTGCAGTTGGTAATCCAAATATTATAGCGGGAACTGATAGTGGTGGAACGGTATATTCTTTTCTAACTGACACAACTGGTCATGTAAAAGCAGATATTTTAACAGGAACTGTAACAAATGTGGGAAGTGTTGTTGGGATTGGTTCAGTATCTAATGTTGCTTTTATTCATAATGCCGGAACGATAGCAGCTTTACCCGATCTTACTGGTGGGACTGTAGATTTAGTTACAACCGTAAGTAACTTAACAAACGGCAGTGTAAGAATGACAGTTGGGACTTTGACGGTTATGCCTAACGTACCAGGTGGAACACTAGGTGTTGTGTCATCTCTTACTACAGGGTCAATAATTGTAACAAACGGTACGGTTGCTGCAGGTACAGTTGGGGGTAAAGCTGCTAGTGGAGTGGTAATATCAGGTAATCCCATACCCGTTGGTGGTACAGATAGTGGTGGAACGGTATATTCTTTCTTAACGGACACATTAGGACATATGAAAGTGGATATGGTGAGTGGAACACTTAACGTTGGTACTGTTACAACATCTGTTCAAGTTGGCACTATTAATGTTGGAACTATAAATACAGGAACTATAAATGCGGGAACAGTTGATTTATTAAAAGCTGGAACTGTAACAAGACTCGAACAAGGATCAGTAAACGTAACTGTTGGAACGATAGGCGGAAAAGCAGCATCTGGTGCTGTAGCTGTTGCTAACCCAGTTTTTATTGCAGGGACAGACCCGGGCGGGACTGTGTATGGTTTAAGAACGGATACAGCAGGGGTTTTACAAATAAATGGTACTGTTTCTACAGGCGGTGCGGGAACACAAGCAGTACGTCTTGTAGACGGTACTTTGACTAGGGTTGAGGGTGGAACGCTAGGACTTATAACAAGAGTGGGAAATATCGGAACTTTGGAAGTTGGAACGGTAACCATAGGGGCTGTTAATTCCATAGGAACATTAGGAACATTGCAATTAGGTACTGTGGTTGTTAACGCTGGAACAAATGTAATAGGAAACGTAGGATTAGTGGATTCATCAGGTATTTATGGTTTGGATTTTATTGTTACACAAACTGACGGTGCTTCAGATGGCTTAAACGGACTTGTAGCTTCATCTTTTGGTTATTACCACAATGGAACTAACTGGGACAGAGTGCGAGGTGATCTTACTAACGGACTTCTTGTAAATTTAGGGGCAAACAATGATGCGGTTATAACTGCCGGTACCATAACGCATGGAACTATAGATGTTGGAACAATTACTGTTGGTACAGTATATAAAGGTGTACCAGCACCAGCTGCTGGTAGTCTAACTGCAGCGGGGACTGTAACTGTTGCCGGAAGTCAGAACGATACTGTCTATTGGGAAGTTGGCGGAACATGGGTAGGAACTGCATTTTTTGAAGGACAAGTAGGAACAAGTACTTATTTTGCAGTACCAGTAACAACACCGCTTGGGGTTATAGGAACACAAACTACAAGTAATGGTGCTTTTTTAATGTCAGCTACGGGACTCGATAATACCAGACTTAGAGTTACTTACAGTTCAGGTACATTGACTCACAACGAACGTGCTTCTAATTTCTTCTCAAACTTAAGTTATATAATGGCTGGTTCTGTAACTAATATGGGATCAGTTTCAAATATTGGCCAGCTTTATAATGCTGGGACTATACAAACAATACTTGCAGGGACTATAAATAACTCTGGTACAACAACAGGTGTTGGAGTAGTTTCAATGTTAAGTGCCGGTACCGTTACAAAACTGGAACAGGGTTCTATTAATGTTACAGCGGGAACAATTACAGCAGGGACTTTAACTGCTTTGGCAAACGGTACAGTTACTGCGGGTTCTATAAGAGTGACGTTAGGAACAGTTGTAGGTGCGGCAGCTTCCGGTGCGGCAGCTTCCGGTGGCCCGGTATTAACTGGTGGTACAGATGGCGGTGGTACTGTTTATAGTTTTCTAACTGATACAACAGGGCATATGAAAGCCGATCTTTTAACGGGTACTGTAACAAGTGTTGGTTCCGTTACAGGTGTTGGGGTTGTTACAAACCTTACAAGTGGTTCTGTAAGAATGACAGTTGGGACTTTGACGGTTATGCCTAACGTACCAGGTGGAACACTAGGTCTCTTACAAGCTGGTACTATAAGTATGTTATCTGCAGGTACAGTATCGATGTTAAATGCAGGAACTCTAACGACAATTCCTAATATTCCAGGTGGAACAATAGGTGTTGTATCAAGTTTAACTACAGGTTCAATAGCAGTAACAGCAGGAACAGTGATAATGACCAATGGCACTATCGGTGCGGGAACAGTTGTTGTTTCTGCAGCTACTATTGCAGCAGGTACAATTTCTGCAAGAAATACAGAAAATATTTTAACTTATGGTACACAGTTTGCAGCAACAGCTGCAGCTTACGCAACTCTAGTTGGTTCGGCATCGGTTGGTTCTGGGACATCTTTATACATGCAGAACTTTAATCTTATCAACCCCGCTGGTACAGTATTGGCACTTCTTGGTCTTGGTACAGCATTAAATGGGACTTCAGTATTATTTAGAGGAATACTTGGAACACAAACTGTTGGCGGGATACAAAAATCATGGGATAAACCCGTTAATGCAGGAATGACTAACCAAGATTTGGTTGTATACTTAGGTGCTGCAGGAACAGTTGATGTTACAGTTAGTTATTTCATAAAGGTATAGAAAATGGTAAAGGGTTCAATTATTTTTCCTATAGATAAAAAAGTAGATTTAAATAAACTTGGTGCAGATATTGCAAAAGCAATGCAGTGGAAAACTTATATCAGCATCAACGATAAAGACTGTTTTTCAGGTCTTAACGCTGATGAAGTGGAAATTAATGGTGTTTGGTATAACCGCATACTAATTGTTTGGACTTATGACGGTGTTATAGGTAAAGAGCTTGAAGATTTATCTGTTGCAGATAGAAATAAAATAGAGGGAGCAATAAGCATATATGGCGGTTAATAAATTTGAACAAGCTGTTTCTTTAATAACCACTACAAGATCAACAGCATCTCCTACATATACAGTAGCAGAAGATAGAAAAGCTATTTGGCACTACGATGCTGATGTTTATGACGCTGTTTCAGCAATTTATCTTGAACTAAACGGGAGGGTTGATGCTACAGCAACAGGAACTATAGGACTTCATGATACCTCCAATAATCTTGTTACAGGTGCGGAAGCTACAACAACACATGTTGGAGTTCCTAACACAAGAACTAGAAGTGGGGATATAAAGGGAAATTTAGTTGATGGTACGAACTACCATGTAAAGTATAAAACTTCTGCCTCTACTTTTAGAACTGACTCAGCCAAAATAATAATTGTTCATAGTGGTGGTGTTACTAAGACTGAAGTAAATATAGAAATTGGAGAAAAATTAAACGCTACAGCCACTTATGCTTATATTACTGATTATGCTGAATGGTTGTACACTGCAGCCGAATATGATCCTACGCCTACAATTTATTTTGAGGCTACACTAAAACCCTCTAATTCTTCCCGTACTGTTTATGCTCAACTTTATGATGTAACTGCTGGTGCCGCTGTTGCTTCATCAGAAGTTACTCATACAGGAGATACAACCACAACCCGTAAAAGAAGTGCTGCTATAACTCTTGTTGATGGGAATATTTATAGGGCGCAGGTTAAAGGTGATTCGGGAACTTCAGAAGATATAACCTGTACCAGAATAATTATTCAACAATCTGGTTCTTTAGTGAAAACCACTGTATATTTTGTGGTTTTAAATACTTATACTTCTGGTGATCAGACTTCTTATACTAATCAGGATAGGGAAATGCTCTATGACGGCTCTACCAACTGGTCGGTAGCTTCCGCTTTATACTATTATGAGGCTAGTTTAAAATCAGACGATGGCACTAAAACAGTGTACTATCAATTTTATAACGAAACAGATACTACACAAATTGGAGAGGTTTCTACAGTGTCAACCAGTTATGTTAGACTCAGAACAGGATCATTGACGATGCCTTCTGATGACGGTAACGAAATAGATGGAGGCAGAAAAGGATCAGGAGCTTTTTTCAACGCCACTGCTACTAGGTCTTTCTTTATTGCAGTTTTAACTTTAAATACAGATGCTGTGGGAGGTGCCAATAAAATTGGTACACTAAATTTAATGGGGGTCGGTAACTAATGGCTGGACTAATATTCTTATGGCAGGGTATTCCAGCAGTTTTAGTAAACACAGATAGTGGTTTAAAACCAGATGTTCTAATAGATGTTTTAGAACCCATACTTTTTGTTGATAGTACCGATGCAGTATTTACAGATTCCACTGTAACTGTAAACGATAGTGTAATAACTGTAAACGATGGAACTGCGTTGGTTGGTGGCAGAGACACGTTTAGCTGGAAAGCAAATATTTCTGCTAAAATAGACGATATAAAGCCTATATTCTTTAAAGTTGGAGATTTATGATAGTTAAAATTGTTAATAATCTTGATAAAATATCACCGTACTCGTTTTTAAGCGGTAGTGTTGCATCAGGTGCCGGTACTTTTCCTGTTAAAAATATCAACACGTTTTCTGCAAATTGGGCAATACAATTTGGTGCAACCAAAGAAGAAAAATCCGAAATACTTGTAATTTCTGCATCAGCACCATCAGGTACAGCACTTGTTACAACAGGCACAGCTAGATTTGATCACCCCGAAGATACATTAGTATATGCGACTCATTATGACCAAGTAATTTTTAAAAGGTCGACAAGTGGAACCGCTGGTACTGCTACGGCAATGACAAACGGTACAGTTACAATTACACCGGATTCGCAGTATACCCAATTTGATGATACAAGTGGTGCAACAACCTATGCGTATAAAGCGCAGTTTGTAAACTCCGTTAGCGGTGATTTATCAAGCGAGTCTGACTGGCTCACACCTAGTGGGTATACTTTTTACTCAAAGTATAGTTTAAGGGAGAGAACAAAGAATAAATTATTTTCAGCCAATTATATAAAAAACAACGACATGGTGGATGAGTGGATAAATGAGTGGCTTGAAACCATGAATAATACTGCTGTTGAGGTTAACGAAGATTATAACATTGGAACTGTAAATGTTTCTTTTGGCACGAATGGTTTGGGGACAATAACAAGCGCAGATTTTAAAGAAATTAGAAAATTAGATGTAACTACTGACGGTGCTAATTATTACAGGGCTGTGAGAATAAAGACCATTGATTTTGGGCCACAGGAAACTTTTGAATCAACCAATCCATATTTTTATATGGAGGGGGATACTGTATTTGCAGTTAAAAATGGGGATACTGCTGGTACTGCAAGAATAGTTTATTACAGACTTGGGACAACTTTAGCAAACGAAACAGACGAACTTCCAACAGTTATGAAAGGGTATACCAAGTCTTTTACAGATTATTGTTTATCGCAGTCTTATTACTTAGATAATAAAGTTGAGCTTGGAGACAGATTTAGTACCTTTGCACAAGCGGGCAAAGAATCATTTAAATTGGAAATAACACCGAGAGGAAAGACAGGCCCACAGTTTATACCGCTTGTTGATCCTATATCGGGAGATGATTTTTACGGATATTTATAAATGGCCACTCAAAGAATCTTTAATCTTACAGGTTTAAACTTATATACAAATCCTATTTTAAGAGATGAGGGACAGCCTATTCATTGTGTAAATATGGTTTCAGACCCAATGGGTGCAAAAACCAAAAGAAGTGGTTATGATACATTTTTAGGAACTGCGAATGGTAGTGCTGTAACTGATCTTTTTTCGTGGACAAAGGATGATGGATCACTTCTTGTTTATAGAAATAGTGGTGGACTTCTATATTACTCAACCAGTGGCACCGGTGTATGGACTATAGCTGGTAATGGTACTGTAACAGCAGGAAATCATGTGGGATATGCAATACTTAATAACACTTTAATACTTGGAGATGGTGCAGGTTCTACAAGGCATACTACAAACGGCACTTCATTTACTGATACAACATTAGCACCTGTTGGTGAGCATTTCGCACAGTATTTAAATAGAGTTTATATAGGCGGTACAGCATCAACAGTCTTTTATTCAACATCAAATGATGTTACTAACTGGAATACATCAGGAACTTCTGATTCAAGTTCTTTTAATATACACAGTGCTGGGAAGATAAACAAAGTCTTTAAATGTGCGGATAGGCTTGTTGGTTCCAAAACATCAGGTGAAATGTTTAGATGGGATGGTTTATCTATTCTTGATATGTCAACAAATCAAGGCCTGAGTTCTCCTTACAGTGTTTCTCAAAAAGAGGGATTTTACTTTTATCTTAATAGAGATGGGATAGTCGGTTATGGTGGTGAAAGACCAAAGATTATATCAAACGCTATTCAATCACAAATTTACAACACTATGGGGAGTGCTATAGCAGGGAGTAATTTTGACACACTTTCCGGTGTTACACATCACTACGATTACTATTTATCAGCAGGAACAATTACCGATACCTTATCAAGAGATCAAATAAATAACTGCGTAATAAAATACGACTTTATGAAAAATGAGTTCACAAATTACTCAATACCAGATTATCCTACAACGTGGCACTCGTTTAAAGATGCTAATGGAGTACAGCAATTAGTGTTTGGTGATTCAACTGGACAGTGCTATAAGTTTGTAGGTACAGCAACAACAGATGATGGTGTTGCAATAGAATGTAAACTAGAGTTTGTTGTGGACATGACACAACCTGAAAATGACAAGTTATGGAGATGGGTATATGTATTTACTAATCCTGGATGTCAGGCAAAATGCCAACTAGCTTTTGCAGATACTTATAGGACTGATTCTAAAAACTGGATTGAAATTGGTGATTTAACAGCAGGAGTAACAGAATTTAGAATACCTACAGAGTTTCAAGGGCATGCTTCAAGAAGCAAGTTTATGTTTGTTAAATTTTACGAGACATCAAAAGATATGCCATTTACTTTATATGGCTTTGTGGTTGATGCGGATATAGAAACAGCAAAATGACAGAATTAAATGAAAACCTAACTCCTGTAGATGCTCCTATAAATAGCGGTAGTGTAGTTAATTCATACGATTTTAACTCAAAAAACGATAGGAACATTATAAACAGTTATAACTTAGGTACGTTTTCCACTGATAAAATAACTGCAGGTACTATAGATGCTTCATTAATTACAGTTACCAATATAAGTGCAACAAACATTACAACAGGAACGATGTCCGCAAGTCTTATTACAGGTGGCACTTTATCAGCCGATCGTATTGGGGGTGGAACCGTAACAGCTAACATTTTGACTGCAGGTACTATAAGTGGGACTGTTGTCGATCTCACTAATGTAAATGCGTCAAATATAACTGTGGGTACTATAACAGGAATAAAATTTAGAACGAATGTTGCTGGTTCTGCTAGAGTAGAGCTTGAAGCTAACCAAGCACTAATCGATATATATGATAGTGGGGATGACCTAGTTTTAAGGATTGATGATAATGGAACGGATGTAACATTTTCCGCATTTGACGGAAGAAATGTTGCTTTAGATGCTGCTGGTGGGGCAAGTGTTTACTGTAACGATCCGTTAGATATGAACAGTAACGATATAAAGACTGTCAAGGTGATTAATTTTATAACTACCGGAAATCATGGTGGTAACAATTCTGTTTATGTTAAAGATAACGAAGTTTATGCAAAGGATGGTTCAGGAAATTCTACGCAACTAACATGATTAAAGACTATAAAATTGTATTTGAATATAGAATGGATAGGTCGTATAAACCTATTTTCCAAGTCATTGAAGATGGTATCATTATTAAAGAAATTCCTGTTTTAAAAAAAGAATATTCAAAAACAGAACGTAAAGAACAAGCACAAAAGTTTAATGTTGATAGGTATGAGAAGTTTCCAGGCAAGTTACCTACTATGGGTTTACTGCCATATCCACCTGAAGAAAACGAGGAAATAGGGACATATGAGAATAAGCAAGATTTGTACTTGTATATAGCACACGCATATAATATTCTATTAGAGAGAGTTAAGAAATTAGAAACGGAGGTAGAAACTTTAAAAAATGGCTGACTATTCAAAATCAGATTTTGCACAAAGTTTAGGAATATCAAAACAGGAACTTGAAAACAGAGCCAGAGGTGCGGGTTTTAGCACAACTGAAGATTATTATAAATCAACGGGTGGTGGTGCAACAGGTTCTAATGTAGCTGCGGTAAGACCGGCAGTACAATCTTATGAGCAGTCAATTCCTGAAACTCAACAAGCATTTACACAGCAAAGAACACAACTGCAGGCAGAACAGGCACCTCTTGAAAAAAGATATGCTAATCTTCTTCAGTCCATTAAAGGAAACCAACAGACAGCAGAAAACAGACAGACCCTAGCAACAGCAAACGAACTTGCCAGACGTGGGATATCTAATACTTCTGGACTTTTCCAGCAAGAACTTGCCAGTGCTGTAAATCCTTTAACACAGCAATATTCAACACAATATACCGATGTTGGTTTACAAGGAGAAGCCGCACAAAGACAGTTAGCAAATCAATTAGCAAACACTTATACAGGAGAAACGGAATCATTAAGAGCTATAAGAAACGCTATAGCGCAATTACAAGCTGGTGCCGGACAGACTGATGTTGCGCAGGGCATACAAAAGAGTCAGTTTCAAAAAGAACAGGAAAGACTAGCTAGTGCAACAAAAGCTGATGAGGATTATAGAAAAATGATTTATGAGAATATAGATTTACCAAGAACACAGTACGAGTTGAATAAACCCTACTACAAACCAGAAGAAGCAGGACTCACAGTAGCAGACCTTCAAGGATTAAAAGAAGCACTGGGTTTAGACGGGAATGATGCATCTGATCCTGATTATTTTACTCCGGTAAATTCAAAACCAGTTAGTTCATCTATTACACCAGCTACAGCTGGTAAATATGGAGGTAATTTAGGTTAATGTTAGTAAAATCAAGAAGAAGTGGAAAATTAGGTTATATTCCTGATGATAAGTTTGACCCAAACCTTTTTGAACAGGCAAGTGGGGGATCACAGACAAATATAGAACCACAAATGCAGGAATCGTTATCATCAAAAGTGGGTGGTGGGTTAATGGACATTCTATCGGGAATGGCAAAACCGTTTGTTAACACCGGTAAGAGGATTGGTGCTGCTGGGTATGAATTAGGTAGAGGTGGGGTTTCCAGCGTTGCTAGTTTGTTTGAAAAGTCTAACCCCGAACTTGCACAAAAACTATATCAAGCAGCATCAGCAGAAAACCCTCTCGCAAAAACAGAGGAAGATATAAATAAACTTTCAGATCCGTTAAAGATTGCCAAAGATAGTGCTGGAATACTTGCATGGGCCGTTCCCGGTGGTGGATTTACACAAGGACTAAAATCAGGGGCATTAACAGGATTCTCACAGTCGGGAGATACTATTGAGGAGATATTAGGTTCTACAGCGTTGGGTGGTTTAACTGGTGGCGTAACTTCAAAAGTTTTGAGCAAGGTATTAGGAACAGGAAAAGGTCTACAAAAAGCCGGTCAGAAAATGCAGGAGGGTTTTGTTGAAGAAGCTGTGGAAGGTACTCCAAAGTATGCATCCAATGTAAAAAGATTGGTTGGTGTTCAAAATAAACTTAATTTGACAGGTTCTGTAAGAAATAAATTAGATCAAGTAGACGATGCGTTTACTAGAGTTGAAATTGATATTAAGGATAAGTTAGCAAAACTTCCAGGAGTATCGAAAAGAACCGCATTAGAGGATTTTAGTAACGAACTTGTAAAAACAAATTACTTGGGTAGTAAATCTGTATACAAAGAGGCGGTAAATGCTTACACAAAAAGGTTAGGACAAGCAGTAAAAGGGGGTTCTGGCAAGGCACTATATGACTTAAAATCAGAACTTAGGGGAGAGTTACAAACAGCACTAAAAGCGTTAGGAAAAGGGAATGCAAAACTCTCTCCCACCGAGGAAGTTAAATATGCTTTATATAAAAGTTTAAAAAAAACGATAGATAGAGTAGACGACTCAATAAGACCGTTAAACCAATTAGAACATGATATGTTTGATCTATCTTTAGGTTTATATAAAGCAAAAGATGAAGGAGGTGTAACACTTCCCTTTTTAGGAAAAATTGGACAATCACAAACACAAGCTTCAAGAGATATTATAAGTAGAGGTGAACAAAAGACAGGTACCGTATTAGATTCTGTTTTAGGTTTAGTTCCTCCATCGACCGCAACAAAAGCTGGGAGTATTTATGGTGCCGCTGGTATAACTCAACCTGGTATCCAAGTTCCCACAGGGGACATAGAACAGCAACAGATAGCGCCTGATATAACCTCACAAGCTCCTATGGAACAGGCTAGCGGTGAATTTAAGATAACTCCCGAAATGCTACTTACTGCAAGGCTTACTCTTGGAGATAAGAAATTCCAACAATTAAAAGAAATTTATGATTTGCAAAGGGGCGATACTTCTGCAACTACTACAAAAAGGCGACAAGCAGTAAGTAGTGCGGAACAGATATATAAACAAGTAGAAGGCTTAGCATTACAAGCTCCGTCTGGAGTTGGAGGTTGGTTTCAGGCACTAACAGGACAATTACCAGGAATTGAGGGGGGTAGCGCAGAGGACTTAAAACGTGTTACAGAAGGTTTTGCTAAAGCTATTGCCGGTGCTTTTGCTGGTGAAGTTGGGGTTGCCACAGATCAAGATGTTCAAA